TATCAACCGATACAATCACCACAACAGGTAATGTAACAATTGGTGGTAATTTAGTAGTTGCTCAAGACATTGTAATTGATGACCTACAAGTTGATGTAATTACTGCAAATACATTAACACTCACCAATGCTCTTACAGTACCAAATGGTGGTACAGGTAAAACATCATTCACTTCCGGCCAAATTGTTATTGGTTCTGGTGTAAATGGTCTTACACAAATTGCTAACTCAACTGTTGCTGTTGGTCAAACATTTGGATCCGCATCTTCTGTTGCTGCATTTCAAACTGATGTATATGGTCGTGTAGTTTCTGTAACGAATACTGCAATCAGTATCGATACATCACAGATTACTTCTGGTACATTACCTTATACTCGTGGTGGTACAGGTTCCACAACTTACACAACAGGTGGTTTGTTAATTGCTGGTCCTTCTGGATTTGCATCACTCGCAAATACAACTTATACATTAACTGGTGCTCTTGCTTCCAATAATACAATCACAAGTATTACTGTTGATGCATATGGAAGATTCACTGCTGCAACCGGTTCTGCAATTTCTGGTTTAACTGTAGGTCAAGGTGGTACAGGACTCTCAACGATTACACAAAACGGTATCACATATGGTAACGGAACAGGAAATCTAGGTGTAACATCAGCTGCAGGTGGCGCAGACCAAACTTGGTCAAATCAAATACTGACAGTTACTAATGCTGGTGTGCCTGTATGGACAACTGCTTTAGACGGAGGCCAGTTCTAAATAGTAACTATATAATTTTTTATGATAGGAGTTTGAGATGGATAACCAAAAGTATTTGAATTATTATGTTGAAATAATGACTGGCACAATGACTGATGCCGTGATTAGAAATATTTCATTACAGGCTAATGCAAGAGTTACTGAAGAAGTAATTGATGAACAATCAAAAACAATTGAGAAATTAAAAAATGATTTGGAAAATGTTAATTCTGGTAAAGACGGTACAATTAAAGGTCATTTAGATACTATTAATAGTTTAAATAATCAGCTGTCTGAACTAAACAAAATGAAAGGTGATTACGAAACTGTCAAACATCAAGTTGACCATGTAAATACTTTTAGAAGTGAATTGGTTAAAGAACGAGCAGAGCATTTAAAAACTCGTAAAGAATATGAAAACACTATTAAAGGATTGAATGAACAAATTGAATACTTGCAATTAACTCCTGCCAAGCGTAAAAAGATTGACGAAGAAAAAAATAAAGTGGTAGAAGTAATAGAACAATCTTCTGTTTTACCTATCATAGATGACCTAACAAAAGATGGCGGAAGTTTTTAAATAGATGGCAAATACAACTTTACAGTTAAAAAAATCAGGCGCAACAGGTAATGTACCATCATCACTATCATATGGTGAGTTGGCGTTAAACTACGCTGATGGAAAACTGTATTATAAGGCCGCTAATGGCACCATCACTTATATTCAAAGTGGTACATCAACAGATTCGTTTGCAACAATCAATGCAAACAGTTCTTTAATTCTTGCTACATCACCTACTGATACACTTTCGATACGTCCTGGTAATAATATTACCATATCGACAGATACAGTTGGTAAATCAATTACAATTAATTCTACTGCTACTGGTGGTAGTGGTGATGGTACCGACCAGTTTGCTCGCAATACAGCTAACGCAGCCTTCAATCAAGCCAATGCGGCGATTGACTTAGCACAGTCTGCTTATAATTATGCAAATACAATTCCAGGTGGTGGCGGTGGTACATTAACAGTTTCAAATGATACTACATCTAACACAGCAAGATTTATTAACTTCACAAGTAATACTTCTGGTGCAATCAGCACCATTAATACTTCTAGTAATAATTTAACTTATGTTCCAGAAACAGGAACATTAAAAACTTTAGCATTAAATGTAACAGCCAATACCAATATCTCAGCGAATAGTGCAACTGTGGTTGGTACCAGTCAACAAGTCTTGGATAGTTTTTCCACAGAACTGTATCGTGGTGCGTTCTATCAGATTCAGATGGAAACACCAGGTGGTTTTCAAGTTTTAAATATTAGTATTGTTAACTCCGAAAGTAGTGCTCAAGTTACTACCTTTGGTGATGCATATAATGCCTCAGTTTTGGCAACTTTTGATGCAAGTGTTTCGGGTGGTTTAGTTCAACTCAAAATTACTCCAACACAATCATCTACAACAGTATCATATTTAAGACACGCATTAGTCAAACTAACGGCAGGTATTCCTACTGGTGACATGGGTTTCGTTGCGGATCCAACCACAGCAACCTTTGATGCCGGATTTGACTTAGATGCAACCACTTCTACTTACGATTACGGTTTTGTGAGCTGATAAATACAAGATAATACAGATATTTTAGGATATAATAAAGATGGCCACACAATTACAACTGAGAAAAGGTAATACCGCACAGACCGCAGTCTTTACAGGTGCAGTCGCTGAGGTTACTGTTGATACTGACCAAGATACCGTTGTTGTCCATGACGGCACAACTGTTGGCGGTAACTATATTGTTACTAAAACACAATTACAAAGTAACGTATCGATACTACAAGGTATCAACACCACACAAAATACCAATATTACAGCTGTCAACGGATATGCCGCTGGTGCTTTCAATGCAGCCAATGGTGCCAATGGTTTAGCTGCCGGTGCTTTTGCAGCTGCCAATACCAACGCCACAAATATTACAATCATTCAAGGTGTAAACACCACACAAAATACCAACATTACCGCAGTAAACAACTATGCTGTTTCTGCATACAATCAAGCTAACACCAATGCAACCAACATTACAGCAGTAAATGGTTTTGCTCAGTCAGCATTTAATACTGCCAATGGTGCGAATGGTTTGGCTGCAGGTGCTTTTAATCAGGCAAACTCGGCATATTCTTATACTACACAAGTAGAAGCTATTGCACAAAATGGATGGAACAAAGCTAATGCTGCTTTTAATTCGTCCAATGCAGTAAATGGTTTTGCCGTATCGGCCTACAATCAGGCAAACGCATCTACTCTTTTAGCACAATCAGCCTACGACACAGCCAATCTAAAGTTCAATACTTCTGGTGGTAATATTAATGGTTCAGTTACTATTACAGCTAATAATAATTTAACTGTTACTGGTAACTTATATGTTCTAGGAAATACAACATCATTTTCTACACAAACATTTGATGTAGTTGACCCAATGATTCTGTTGGCAACAGGAAACTATACAACTGATACATTAGACATTGGTTTTGCAGGACATTATAATAATGGTTCCAATGCTCATACAGGTTTGTTCCGAGATGCAGCAGGCACTAAAGAGTGGTACCTATTTGAAGGTTATACTCCTGAAGTTACTGGTAATAACAACATTAATGTTGCTGACAGTTCATTTAGAACATCCAATGTAAATGTTAATTATGTAAAAGGTAATCTAATTGCTACAACAGCAATTGTTGGTGACCGTAATATACTAAATTATACACAGTCAGCTTTTGATACTGCCAACACGGCCAATACAAGAGCATATGCTTCTGTTGCCAAGTCTGGCGATACAATGACTGGTGCATTGACTGGTGTAACAACACTTGGTACAACTACAATTAGTTTATCTCATGTAGATGCCACAAGTAATACATTATTAACATCATCTACATCACAAGTTTCTGTTGATGCATGGCCAACAGCCACATATCGTTCTGCCAAATACTTTGTTCAAATTTCTTCTGGTACTGATTTTCATATTATTGAATTAAATCTACTTCACAATGGTACTACAGTATTCTTGGCACAATATGGTGAAGTATTAACTAGTTCTTCTTTAGGAACATTTGATGCTGATATTTCTGGTTCAACAGTTCGTCTATTGTTTACTGGTGTAAATGCAGTATCAACAGTCAAACTTTTAAGAACTGTGGTGGATGCATAATAAATAGTTTTATCATGTAAAAAAGTGAGGTTGTTATGAGAGGTGAATGGTGTTATTTTGGGAAGTATTTTACTCCCGAGCAGTGCAGTAGAATATTAGAAAATGGATTAAAAATACCGGCACAAGACGCCAAGTTAGGCGTTGCCGGTATGAATGATTATAGTAATGATTCGTTCCGCAAATCCAAAATCCGTTTTATTCAATCTGATAACCCCGATTTTAAGTGGCTCTTTGATGAGTTATTAAAAATGGGTATGCAGGCCAATAAAGATTGGTTCAATTTTCATATTACCAATCTATCATATATTCAATTAGCCGAATACGATGAATCATATCAAGGTGAATACAAGAAACACCATGATGTGTTTTGGGTAAACAATGATAGTTACCATCGTAAACTTACCTGTGTAATTCAACTTACAGACCCATCAGAGTATGAGGGTGGTGACCTAGAGTTGTTTGAACTATCTGAATATCCAAACAAAGACGAACTACGCCAGCAAGGCACAGCAATCTTCTTCCCGTCTTTTATTCCACATCAAGCACATCCAGTAACAAAAGGTAAACGATATAGTATTGCAGTATGGTTTGAAGGAGATAAGTGGAAATGAGATTTCATATTTTAGGATTACCCCATACTGTATCATCAAAAGAATATAATGCGTGTGCATATACTCAGAAAGTGGTTAAATTTGGTAAGATGATGACTGAAAGAGGTCATGAAGTGATTCATTATGGCCATGAAGAATCGGACTTACCATGCACAGAACACGTTACTGTATTGTCTACTGAAGATTGGAAGAAAACATATGGTGACCATGACTGGCGTAAACACTTCTTTAAGTTTGACACCAACGACCATGCATATCAAACTTTCTATCGTAATGCTATTGAAGAAGTAGGTAAACGCAAACAAAAGAATGACTTTATTCTTCCGTTTTGGGGTTCAGGTACTCGACCAGTCTGTGATGCACATCCAGATTTAATCTGTGTAGAACCAGGAATTGGTTATGCAGGTGGCCATTGGGCACGATTTAAAATCTTTGAATCTTATGCCATCTATCACGCATACTATGGACTAGATTCAGTAGGTACTTGTAAGCAAGACTGGTACGATGCAGTTATTCCAAACTACTTTGACCCCGAAGATTTTGTATATACACCAGAGGAGAAAGAAGATTACTTTCTATTTCTAGGTCGTGTATATGAGGGTAAAGGAGTTAATATTGCGGTACAGGCAACTGAAGCCATTGGTGCCAAGTTAATTATTGCCGGACAGAACTCACTCAAAGATATGGGTTACAAAGAAGTACCATCTCATGTTACTGAAATTGGTTATGCGGATGTGGAAACTAGAAAGAAGTTGATGTCCAAAGCCAAAGGTGCATTTGTGGCATCGTTATACACCGAACCTTTTGGAGGCGTTCAGGTCGAGTGCCTTTTCTCAGGTACGCCTACGATAACAACTGACTGGGGTTCGTTCACGGAGAACAATATCCATGGTGTTACGGGGTATAGGTGCAAGACCTTTGAACAGTTTACTTGGGCAGCTAAGAATATTGACAACATTAAACCACAAGCCTGTAGGGACTTCGCACTAAATAACTTTAGTCTGGATGTGGTAGCACAGAAATATGAAGAATATTTTCAGTCAGTATTAAATGTTTATAATGGTGATGGATGGTATGAAAAAAATGATAACCGGACCGAATTGGACTGGTTAACCAAATATTATCCTGCCTAAATATAATATAAACCAACCTTGGGGAAAGTGAACCGAATTGGCAACCAGCTCTAACTTTGTCGTTAAAAATGGCCTATCCGTAGGCGCAAATGCCGTTATTGCAGCTAACGGTGCGTGGATTGGTGCCAACACAAACCTCATCGGTGCAACTGGTCCTACAGGTGCCACAGGTCCACAAGGTGCAACTGGTTTTGGTGCTACTGGTGCTACAGGTATTATTGCACCTTGGATTTATATCACATCTACAACCTCTGCGGTTGCAAATACTCAATATATCGCCAATACTGTTGGTGGTTCTTTCACTCTCACACTTCCATCTACACCAGTTTTAGGTACAACCATTGTTGTTACTGATGGTGGAAATTGGGGTAATAATAATCTCACAATCGGTCGTAACGGAAAAACAATTGAAGGTGATGCTTCTGATTTAATCTGTGATGTAGGTCAGACAACTATTCAGTTAATCTATGATAACATTACATGGCAGACAACTGCAACTATTGGTTCAAAAGGTGCTACTGGTATTACTGGTGCAACTGGTGTGCCGGCTGCATGGGCATATATCACAGCTAATACAAATGCTGGTGCCAACTCTCAATACATTGCTAATACAACAGGCGGTGCGTTTACATTAACACTACCTGCAACACCAGTAATTGGCACAACAGTAACAATTACCGATGGTGGTGATTGGGGTGTAAACAATTTAACTATTGCAAGAAATGGTTCTACAATTGAAGGTGTTGCTGATAATGTGGCGTTGAATCTTCCGTCAACATTAGTATACTTCATATATACTGGTACAACTTGGCAAGTAGTTACGACTGCTGGTTCACAAGGTGCCACAGGCGTTACTGGTCCAACAGGACCTTCAGGCACAAATGGTGCCACAGGTTTAACCGGACCAACCGGTCCTACAGGTCCTACCGGTCCAACAGGACCTACAGGTGCTACAGGTGCAGGCGCAACAGGTGCCACAGGTCCTGCCGGTCCATCAACAGTATCTTCAGGTGTAATTACTCTTTCAAGTTCTACACCATTTGTTTTAAATGCCAACACAATTACGGCAGATTACACAATTCCTGGTGGTTACAATGCCTTCAATGCTGGTCCAATGACTATTGCTACTGGTGTGAATGTAACGATTGCTACTGATGCTAATTGGGTAATCATTTAAGGATAAAATATGGCCGGCACATTAACATTAGACACATTAAAAACAAGCTCAGGAGTTCTTGCAACTCAGAATGGCATGACTGGTATTGCTAAGGCATGGGTAAATTTTTCTGTTGCAGGATCGGCTTGTTCTGTAGTTTCTTCCTTTAATGTTTCTTCTGTTACATACAATTCAGCTGGAAATTTTACTATTAATATGACAACTGCAATGCCAAATGCAAATTATACAGCAATAATAGGATCAGTAAATACTTTTGGAAGTGGTGTTTATTACGGAACTGGTGTTTTTGGAACCAATACTACAAGTAGTTTTAGTATGAGGATGGTTGGTGGTAATGGCAGTTATATTGATGGATTAAATAACGGTTATGCAGCAGTGTTCAGTTCATAAGGATAAACAATGGCAGGCACACTAACTCTCTCAACATTATCTGATGGTACAAATAGTACCTCAGCAACTAATGCCATTCAAGGTTCTGCAAAGGTTTGGGTAAATTTTAACGGCACAGGCACAGTAGCTATTAGGGCTTCTTATAATGTATCTAGCATTACTGACAACGGCACAGGCAACTACACAGTTAATTTTACAAACGCTTTAACCGATGCTAACTATGCAGTTCATGTAACAGGCACAGAAAATAATACTGGTGAGATTGCTCGTATTGCCACTGTTTACGGGGACGCAAGCACAGGTGCTTCAGGCAAAACATCAAGTGCAGTAAGAGTAGTTTTTGGTGCATCAAACGCCGCTACTTTTTTTGATTCTGCCGAAATGAATGTAACTTGTTTTAGATAATTTATAAAGGAAAAAAAATGACACAAGTAATTATTTTTACAAACGACAATGGTGGTGTATCAGTATGCACACCAACAGGCGAATTGCCAATCGAAGCCGTGTTAGCAAAAGATGTACCAGAAGGTCGTGGTGCTAAGATTGTTAGTAACACAGATTTACCAAACGAACACAATGATTTCTTCAATGCTTGGGAAATGGATGATGACGGTGTTGTTACTGTTAGTCTTACCAAAGCAAAAGAACTCACTAAGGCAAGACTTCGTTTAGAAAGAACACCTTTGTTGACTGCACAAGATGTGTTATATCAACGTGCTCAAGAAGCTAATGCTGATACTACAGCAATTGTTGCCGAGAAGAACAGACTTCGTGATATTACTTTGTTAGCTGATGCAGCAACAACTTTAGCTGCACTAAAAGCAATCTCAGTAGAGGCCTAATAAAATGTCAGTCACCATTTCTGGTAGTGGACAAATTGTAAAACAGATTCAACAGACTGTTGTTACAACTGGATCTTTTACTTCTACATCCACATCAATGGTGGACATTACCGGTATGTCTGTAAATATTACACCTAGTAATGTTGCAAACAAAGTATTGATTACTGTATGCATGACTTATGCACAACAGTCCAACTATAATGTGGCATTTCAATTGTTAAGAAATGGAACTCCTGTAGGTATTGGCACAAGCGGAACAACAGGACCAAATTATTCTTTTATTGCTTCGCCTGCTGGAACAAATACTCCAAGTAATGTTAATTGGACTTTTTTAGATTCACCATCTTCAACTTCTGCACTCACATATAAAATACAATGTAGGCAACAACTTGGTGGTGCAGGAACATTTGCATTAAATTTTGCAAACGGATATTTAAATGCCACTGCTGATGTATATGGTGGTTGTTATACGTCAACAATCACGGCACAAGAAATAGCATACGCTTAAATAATAACAAATGACAATACTACAAAGTTCTATCGCAAGTAATGTAATCTCAGGAGCCACAGGTGCCACAGGTCCTTCTGGTTCTAATGGTACCAATGGAGCTACTGGTGCAACTGGTGCATCACCATGGTCATTGAGTGGCTCAGATACATATTACACGGTTGGTAATGTAGGTATTGGTACTACTAGTCCTGCAAGCAAATTAGATGTAAAAGCTGGTACTGGCTCTGTAATTTCTCGTTCTACTAGCGGTACAAACTTTAAAGCGTTTTACGATGATGGTAGAACTACTTACACTTCTGTAAATTATGATGGCCTTTCTACAACAGGAGCGCAAGATTTATTGCTTAATGCTGGAACTACTGCTTCACAAAATATGTTGTTTAGAACTGCTGACACAGAACGGATGCGTATTACTTCTGCTGGCGAATTGGGCGTTGGTGTAACTCCTAAAGCTTGGACCAATATTAAGTCAATTAGTTATGGGCAAAACGGTGCAGTTTATGGTGATGGTGCTAGTTATTCTTGGGCTTCTGGTATAGCTCAGAATAGTTACAACGAAACAAACGCATGGAAATATATTGCTTCAGGTTATTCTGCTAATAGATATGAACTTTCTGGTGATAATGGAAGTCATGTTTGGTACACCGCTGGGTCAGGCACAGCAGGCGGCACTATTAGTTTTACGGAACAAGGGCGTTTTACTAGCGCAGGTGTTTTTCAGTTTAATTCAGGTTACGGTTCATCCGCTGCAGCATATGGTTGTCGTGCATGGGTTCATTTTACTGCAAGTAATGGCACAAGAAACGGTTCAGGAAATGTAAGTTCTGTAACCAGAAATGGCACGGCTGACTACACAGTAAATTTTGCTACTGCAATGCCAGATGGTAATTATGCAATTACCGGTTGTTTAAAACCAACTTCAGGTCAAACAGGTAATAATGCTCGAGATGTTCATGTAGCAGCAGAAACAGGTGCAAGCACATCTTCATTTAGAATTAGAACTGTTACTGCTGGTGCTGGTTTTGAAGAACCGGAATATGTTTATGTAGCAGTATTCAGATAAAAATAAAAAATGACCTCATTAAGTAACTTAATATCTTCTGCAATCTCTGGTGCCACAGGTGCCGTAGGTCCTACTGGTCCCACAGGACCAAATGGTGCATCTGGTCCAGCCGGTCCTACAGGTCCATTAGGACCAACTGGTGCAACAGGCGTAACTGGTCCTACAGGACCAACTGGTGGTCAAGGTGCCACAGGTGTTACAGGTCCTACGGGTCCATTAGGACCTACAGGACCAGCTGGTGCTACTGGTCCTGCCGGTTCTGTTGGAGTTACATCCCTTAACGGACAAACTGGTGCAATTACTAATACAGACATAGATGCTATTGGTAGTGTGATTGTTGCGGTGTATGCTATTAATGCTCCTAGCACAGCACCAGGGACATATGGATGGCAAACAACTAATGCAAATACTACAGTTGCGGGTTCAAATTTACGCTATAACTTTACTATACCTACATATACAGAAGTTGCGGGAATTAGAAGTTGGTATACAAAAAACGTAGGTAGTAATTCGCCAAGTTATAACGGTGGCGGCACATCGCTTTCAGGAACTTGGAGAACTTTAAGTTATGAAAACAGATTTGGTTCAGAAGGTGACGGTAATTGGAGTTTTAGTTGGAATCCAGTATTATGTGTAAGAGTTTCTTAAAAGGATAAAATAATGTTTACTATTCAATATGTTAAAGATTTGCAATGGTGTGATACAGAACACACTTTTTTTACTTGCGTTGCTAAATACGAAGAATTTAACGAAGAACATCCAACTGGTGTAAATGCAACTGACCATTATGCTCATATACAAGAAATTTGGGCTAAAGGTAATGCAGGCGAATATGGGGTAATTGCTGAATACATACCGCCACCACCTGAAATCCCACCACTTCCTGATCCCGTAGTAACACCTGAACCGCCTGTTTTGGAGTAAATATGGTTTATCCTAACTCTACACCTGAATTTCGCATTGTTGTAAAGCAAAATGGTTCAGAAGAACTACAAGTGCGGTATATAAATTCAGCAATGGGTTACACAGGCAAATGGATGCCGGTAAAAATAGAAAAAGAAAAAGTAGAATAATAATAAATGGCAACTAATTCAAACTTTAAAATCAAGAATGGCCTGACAGTCAACACGACTGATGTTATTGCTGCCAACGGAGCTTGGATTGGTATTGCTACAAACTTAGTAGGTGGCACAGGCGCAACAGGTGTTACAGGTCCTACAGGTGCGACAGGCGTTCAAGGACTTTTAGGGCCCACAGGTCCTACTGGTGCCACGGGTATTACGGGTTCAACAGGACCAGATGGTCCAACCGGCCCAACCGGTTCTACAGGACCAACAGGTCCATTAGGTGCAACTGGTCTAACAGGACCACAAGGTGCGACAGGCGTTACTGGTCCATCAGGTCCAGTCGGTTCAACAGGTATCACAGGACCTACTGGTCCTACAGGCCCAGCCGGTCCTACTGGTGCAACTGGTGGTTTGCAAGCTTGGCTTGTAATTACTGCTAATACAGCTGCATCAGGCAACACACAATATATTGCTAACACAGCTGCTGGTTCATTTACATTAACATTACCTGCAACACCAAACATTGGTTCAACAGTTGCTGTTGCCGATGGTTACAGTTGGGGTGCCAACAATTTAGTTGTAGCACGCAATGGTTCTACTATTGAAAGAGTTGCAGATGATATCTCTCTCAATATTACAAACAGTTTAGTTTATTTTGTATACACAGGCGACACATGGCAGGTTGTATCTACTGCTGGTCCTGCCGGTGCAACTGGTGCTACAGGTGCAAATGGTAGTAATGGTGCTTCTGGTGCCACAGGTCCTGGTGGTTCATATACTGGATTTGTAATTCACACAGATACTATTCAAGCAAACACAACGATTGCTTCAGGCAATAATGCCTTGTCTGTTGGACCAATCACACAAGCAAACAATGTCACAGTAACTCTTGCTAGCGGTCAACGCTGGATAGTAATCTAAGGAATAACATGGCTCTCATTTTTGATGGCACAACCGGTACAATTAGTGGAGCAGTAGTTGCCAACACACAGTTGTCTGGCACAATGACTTCTTCACAAATTGGTTCTGTTTCTAATACATCAATTACAGGCACTATGGCATACTCACAGATGCCTTCAGGTAGTGTTGTTCAAGTTGCTGTGGGTCAAACAGATTTTAACGGTACTTTAACTGAAGGTGCTTCATATACTGTTGGTTCAGCAATTACTCCTGTAACTAGTTATTCTAAACTATTAATGGTTGGTAATGTATATTTGCGTTCACCTTATGCTTATGGTGGTTATGGCGATTATACTATTGGACCTAACTACGGTATTGGTAATAGCCTTTCAGATTCAAGTAGTACCTATACAATATTTCTTCAAGGCATGAACTCTGGTAATTTTGGAGGAGGTTCTTATACTGCTTCATCAAGCACTCCAAGTATTATGCATTATGCTGTAAAAGGCACCGGTTCTTGGACAACTTCTGACACTCCACGATATACTATGCAGATTGGTCCTGTTTATGGCGGAACCTATTGGGGTAAAATGACAGTTATCTACTACTTTATTAAATAAGAAAACTATGGAACAAGCAATTAAATTTATAGAAGCTGTCATAACATTGAGGCCAAATTCTATTGGTAAATTTGCCACTAGTGGTATTGAAATTACGGAATGGCACGATGAAAATAATATTCAGCCAACAAATGAAGAAGTCTTAGCAGAAGTTGCAAGAAAAGAATCTGAGTATGACAACAATGAGTATCAAAGAAATAGAGCAAAAAAATATCCAGCAATTGCGGACCAACTTGATATGTTATGGCACGCAATGGATACTGGAGCATTACCTAAAGTTGATTCATTCTATGACGCCATTCAAGCCGTTAAGAATGAGTATCCTAAAGCAGAATAAATAATACACAATGAGCACAATATCAGCCGGCACAAGTAACACTACCTCACTCGTATACACAGGTGATACGACAGGTAACTTAGCGTTCCAAATTAATGGAACTACCGAAGCCATGCGTATCACTTCTGGTGGAAATGTGGGAGTTGGTACTACTAGTCCAGAAAAGAATTTTGATATTCTTGTGACTGGATCCAACCCAACATCAAATTTGCAAGTTCGAGCAAATCGCACAGGATACGGAAATGTTAGAGCAGGACTTTCTGTTTATGCAGCAGGTAGTTCTTCTACAGACATTACAACGTTGGTTAATGAAGGCGGTGTTTTAGCATTTCAAACAGGATCTACAGAACGGATGCGTATTAGTTCTGCTGGTTATGTTGGCGCAAACACAAATAACCCAATAGCGCAACTCGATGTTCGTTCACAAATTAATGTTACTCAAATTTCACCTTACACAGCCAGTATTCAAGCAGTAAAAGCTAGTGGTTTTGGATATGAACAAAATGCTTATCGTGCTGTAGTTTTTGGACCTACAAGCGGAAACCAAAGTATTGCTTTAGGTTTTGACCCTAGCACTATTTCTGGAGGTTCTTTTGGTGGCGGCGGTAATGAAATTATTACTAAAAGACAAACTTCTTGGATTGTTCCTAATTCTGGCGCAACCGACTGGCAAACTGCTTTTTCTTGGAATGGACAAGCAGTAACAATCCCTGGTTCTTTATCAAAAGGTTCTGGTTCATTTCGTATTGACCATCCATTATCTGCATTAGAAGAAACACACCAACTAGTTCATTCATTTATTGAAGGTCCACAAGCTGACCTTATCTATCGTGGTGTTGTTGATTTAGTTAATGGCACCGCAACAGTAAATATTGATACTGCTGCTGGTATGACTGAAGGAACTTTTGAAGCTCTTTGCCGTGAAGTTCAATGTTTTACCACTAATGAATCTGATTGGACAGCAGTTCGTGGTAAAGTTGTTGGAAATATTCTTACTATCGAAGCTCAAGAGAATACTGCAACATCTACAATTAGTTGGATGG